GCACCATTAGCTGTGCTTAACGCTGAGTTGGCTGTAGTAGTTGCAGTAGAGATGTTAGTAGTAAGCGTGTTGTAATCAGTGCTTCCTACATACAAAACATTTGCTGTTCCAACCTTTGGAAGGCCAGTGTAGTCAAGGTTAAAGTTAAGAGTTGCCCCACCGATAGGGCGTGCTTCAAGAAGGTTTGCTGTACCAGACTGTGCAGTAAGGGTAACACCAACAACTCCAGCTGGGTTGATTGTGTCACCAGACTTTTGAAGATACGGGCTACCCACTACGCCATTAACAAGACCAGATTCAATATTGTTAATGCGATGAGTCAAGCTATCCCAGGCAGTAGTACGAGCAAACGCACCTGACCAAGTAGAGATAAGCGGGCCATCAGAAGAGCTGAGTGTGACACCAAGAGTTGTTTCAACAGCTGCTACTTCTAGCTGCAGAGCGTTTACGTGATCTGCAATTACGGTGTCTTGAAGGTCTACCTTAGGGGTAAACGGCTTGACACTAGTAGGATATGACGCGGTCATTAGTATTCCTTACCTTTCAGGTTTTCCATTATAGCCCGCCCGTAGCTGTAATTACTAGGTTTGTTGATAGCAAATAAGGGATCTGATTTGCTGCCAAAGAGATTGTGCTTACTGTGCTGCTGTTATCTGTATTTAATTGTGTGACGTTTACAGAGATAACTCCTGTTACGTTTTGTGCAGCAGAAATGATAGTCGATAGAGGAATCGTGTCACCAAACAAGTTGTTAGAGTAAGTAAAGACTCCGTTAGCTCCTAAAAACGCCTGGTACACAGCCAGCTTAGTAGCGGCCTGTGAGTACGCGCTTCCAATCGTAACTGTAAGTGATACGTATACAGGAATATATGTAGGGGGCAAAATTGTAAGGGTAGTTCCAATAGGAATTTTATCTGCCATGTACTTAGTTACAGCTGTAGACAACGTAGTCCATGCTGCGGTTGGGGTGGTAACTGTGGCGGTTCCCGCAGTAGTTAGCGTTCCTGTAACAGTACTTGCAATTGTAAACGATGTGGTTGTAGGCACAGAGGCGATTAGAACGCCTGCAAAGTTGTATGCAGTTGGTACGTTACCTGTAAGAACTACGGCTTGGCCGGCTACAAAACCGTGTGCAGTAGTGGTGTTAACTGTTACTACGGTGCCTGTAGCAGTAATAGATGCGATTGATACGGCGTTTACTGTAAGCCCAGGAGTTGTAGTTGAGTCATTTTGTGTCTGCAGATAAAGGTTTACAGAGGAATAGACTGAGGCCGCAGCGCTTGCTTTACCTACCTGAGGAACTGTCAATGCCAAAGCAGAGTAGTCTGCCAAGGTAACTGCACGCTTACGAGCCGTAATAGACGCTGTGATTTTTGAGCGCAAAGCTGTAGTATCGTCAGAGTCTGCACCGCCAATAGCTGGGCTTGGGTTAGTTACAGTAAAGTAAGAAAGAACTTGTGGATCAGTGTTGCCAGGTACAAAGGTAAGTTCTGAAACAACCTGAGAGATAATGTTTCCGGCAGCACCTGCGCTTGTCTTATAGGTTGCGCTAATAAGCTGGCTGGCTGGTGGGATCGCTCCGTTGATGTTATCTCCAAAGACAACGGTAACTGTGCCATCACTATTTAAGATAGTAGTAAAGACGCGATCTTGTGGGCCATACTCAGCCAAGCTGGTTACGTAAGACCATGGAGCAAATGCCACGCCTTGTCCTACATATACAACCAATGAATTATCAATGATGCCTACATCCAAGATAGGGATGTTTTGGTTTGCTGTACCATCAGAAGTTCCAAGGCTGATAGGAAGCGGCTTGTTATAGGTAGGGTCAATCAAGTCAGGGCGGTCTGTGTTAACAGTCTTTCCTTCTTGAGCTGTAAGGTTAATTACCTGTCCGGGAATAACTCCATAAGCAGCCTGGGTTGTTTCAAAGTAAACCTGTGCAAATGGTCCGTAGTTAAGCGGAGCCATAACCTGAGTTCCTACAGGCAGGTCAATAGTGTTGCTGCTGATGTTGGTGAATTGGATTGTGCAGCTAGCTGGGGTAGGACCAGAAGGCTTGTAACCATAGAGAGATGCAAAAGAAAGAAGAGTGTCTCGCTGGATAGCCGTAGAAACAGATGTTTCATTTGCTACACGGTCAAGGTAGTGAGACATAACGTCGCCCATGTATGCAAAGGCTTCTACAAGAACGTTACCTAGATCACTGTAGTCAGTAGGGTTCCACTGTTTACCTGTGCGGTAGTTAATAAGATTGATGAGGTCATTTTTAAGACCAGAAAAATCTCGTGAGGTGTAGTCAATCTGATATGAGCTCATATTTATACCGCCGTAATCGTTCCGTCTAGGTTAAAAACAGATGTGTTAATTCCAAGGTTGTAGCTAGTGTTGTCAGGAAACACCAGCTGAATATTTACAATCGCATTTCCATCGTTTCCAATGTCGCTCACATCTATAGAGGCAACCGTAAGATCAGGAAGCCATCTAGAGATTGCTGAATTGATTGCAAACTTAACAGAAGTTGAGAATACGCTGTCGTTTTCAAAGAACGCCCCGCTCCAGTCTGTGCCGTATTCTTTTGTAACAGGGCGCTGACCTACGTGGGTAGAGAGAAGGGTAAGTACCTTGTCCAGATATATCTTTCTAGGATCTGTGGTGGAAATGAGTGCGCCAACAGCATCCGTGGTATACGGGAAGTAAACGGCCTGTGTCATGCCTGTACTCCAATCCATACTGGATACTCGGGATCTCCGCCTTCAAACATTACCCAGATCTGCTGCCCAACAACAGGTACAGCCCTATGGAATGTATGCTCTGGTGTGGTGGTGCCGTCTGGTGCAGTAACGCCATTGGCATATTTACTTGCCTCTTGCGTATCAGTCGCAGATTGAATAATACCATCTGCAACGTAAGAATTCTTACTTCCCGGTACCTGAGTAATCATGGAATGGGTAGTTGCATGGGTGTGGTTAAGCTGATTGGTAGGTCCAGGGGTAGAGCTTTTAGCCACAACAGTTAGCTGCGGGACCGTGACCGTTACCGTACCGCCTTGTGGATCTGCTCCGCTTGCGGAAGCTGTAGAGGTAGTAAGCAGGGCAGCTATCTGCGCCGCAGTATGTGGGTTGTGGTCTGGATGATAAGAGTTGTCTGTAATAGGCAGGCAAGCTCTGGCCCAGTTAGTTGTATTAGGCCCTACAATTCCAGGAATCTGAACTTGAACTCTGCTTTTATTTAGTGGGTCTTTGTTATTAACCACTATTGCTGAATAAACTCCGAAGAAACGTAAACGCCCTAGCGGGTCAACCATGTAGTCTTGATCGTTCATTTAATCACCCTGTTCGGTTTGGTAGCCACCCATTTTACCGTTCTTTTAACCTTAGAAAAATCTGGGGTATGGACTGCATAAGGTACAGGACTTAGGGTGTCTGATAGATCAAATGGAGACTTAGTAACTGCCGGGCTTTGAGCAGTGCTTCCATAGTTGGGAATCAAACTTGAACCATTTACTGAAGTTGAATAGTTTACTAGCGCAGCATCCGGGGCAACCAAAGATTGATTAGATATCTCAGCTTGTACATCTCTGCTAGGGGTAACGTTTTTAGCATCTGGGTTTGTATCCCCAATCACATCTGTTCCTACCAAAAGCTCACACATATAGTCTGCTGGGCTTCCACCAAAGATGTGTTTGACAGATAGCACAGTCCAATAACCAGACATGCCATTTGGCAAACCATCTAGATAGATTGGTTCGTATGGAGCTAGGTTTACATTACCAATAATAGTTACCTTTGCTCTGTGCTGGTAACGGTAGTTATTGCTAAGATCATCACTGATGTACTTAGCTTCTGTAAGAGTCTCAGCAATTTCATGTACGTGATACTTCTTAAAGTTTGCTTTAGGGGTAGCTGTAGTCGTGTTCTTTGAATAGGTGCTCATAGAAAGTAGCTCGCATTCGGAACAACAACACCCTTAGAAACTTTAGGGGTTTTAAGTGGTGTCTTGATTTGTGTGGTAACGTTGACAGAACTTGTAACACCAATAATACGGTCCACTTTAATTCCAAGCTCAGGGCTGTCATCTGACACAAGTGGGTGGAAAGAAAATATCGTTCCGTATGAACGGTCAGCTCTAGTAATAACTCCATTGATGGGGTTGTCTACATAGAAGAAATACGGGGCTGAAGCTTTACGATCAGAGTAAATCTTGTCTTTAGAAACAAAAGTGATTGTAGTGTTTTCCGTACGTAGGGCAAAGCCAGTTTGCTTGGCAAGGCGGGTGCAAATCTGCCAGTCTGTCTGTCCTGCTTGAACGATCATGTTGCGCACTCGTGGGTGGCGCTGAGTTGTAGCAGACATGCTGTGCTTAGCAGCTATCTTAGATACTACTTGATCGGCTGTAACATTTGTGTACACCTGCTGATCGCTGTCTTTTAAAACATAGGAAGCAGATACGCAGATAACATCTGTATTAGAACCGTTGATGCCATTGATAGATTCAACCGTGTGAACATACCCGTTAAATACTTTGGTTATATTGTCAGCACTGTAGGTGAACTTAACTGGGTCAGGGTTGGCAATAGAGGTGCTCTCTACAAATGGCTTGCCTTTAAAGTGGAGCACAAGACGATCGTGCTCCATCATATCTTGGTACATCTCTGCACCAATCAAGATAAGTTCTAAAGATGGCAGCTTTGGAAACTCTACAGAGAAAGAGCTAGAGTAAGCAGCACTTTGGTATACAAAGTTTTTTTGAGCAATTGTAGGACTAGTTTCCATACGGAACCCTAACCTTAACCCCAGGAGCAATAGCAAATGGGTCGGTGATCTCTGGATTAATCTCCAAGATTCTCCACCAATACTTTGCCCCACCGCAGTATTGGGCAGCTAAAGCTGTAAGGTCTTCTCCTGAAGCCCACGTGTGTACAAAGTACTTAACTGTTTCGCTCTTAGGAAACGCACGGTAGACGGAAATTTCATACGCCCCGGTATATTTATTTGGGGTTTGGCTTAGAGGTCCGTTGTAGTATCTAGAAACGTTCTCAATCATCTTATCCTCCCGATGGTGGTGTCTGGCCAGATGAGGTTAGATACTTAGCAAATGTCTGATAATCAGAGTAGTAAGACTTACCATCTGAAGTTTGCGTAGCAATTGATGGGTACCTGGCGATGGTTAATGATACGACAGAAAGCATAGGCACCATGTTAGGGGTAAACATAACGTGGTTGACATTTATAGATGCAAGGCTTCCAAAATAACGAAGGTTATCGCTTAGGTAAAGCCAAAACGGTACGCCAGTAACATAACCGTAATCAGCAGTTCCTTCTTTATCTCCGTTGTTTAATAGCGGGTTGTTAGGAGTAGGGTCGCCATTAACTACGCGATATAGATATTCAAGGTCATACTCCGTGCCTCGTGAAAGGATTCCATTAACCTGCTTATCAGTAAGCTTTACTCCACCATACATCTTACTGTAGTTATTGCCTTTAAGAACCTGCAGGTCAACAATACGGTTTAGGTAAAGATCAAAAGTTACAGAGGTATTTCCCTGAAGCAATGCTGCAGGATCCTTAGAACCATAAGTCCAGTCAACAGAGTTATTAGCTTGAGTACTGTAGGAAATGGTTGTAGGG